AAAAGGTGCCATATCTGCCTCAATTGCGTTTTGTTGGTCAGTAAACATTTGTCCTCTAACATCAACATTAGTCAATTCTTTAAAATATCTTTGATTAGCCATCCAAGAAAAAGCAACTAAACACATTACTAAATCATCATTTGCACCTTGTTCAGCTTCAAAAGATTTTCCACGAGCAATAAAAGTAGAGAGTTCAGAAATAATATCAAAATCTTGAATTATTAGTTTATCAGATTCTACAAGACTTTTCAGATTTGAAGTTCCTATTTTTTTTGTACCCTTTGTCATTCTTAAACCTAATTGATTACCACGGCCACTAAAGCCTCCACCTAATACTTGTCCTGATCGTCCTCGTTGTGTAACCATCATCATATTATCATACTCTAATTCAAATTGCATTGCGTCTGCTACTTGTTGTCCTAAATCATTTATCTCTATTAAACAATATGCTTTGTTATAATGATTTCCTATTTTTTTTAATATGTTAGGAAATACAATAGGTTTAATATCGTGATTTTTATATTTTGCAACAATCTTATAAGGTGCTTTTGTTGCGTCTATAACTACAACAGCAGAATAATCATTTTGAATACCTCTTGCAACATCAACCGTCATAACATAAGTATGACCTTTTTTAGGCATTTCATAAACATCTAATCCACCAGGACTCCTTTGAGGATTAATAACCGCTAAAGTTTTAAGTTTACTTACATTGATAAGTGTATCAACACTACCCAAAAACTGACATTCAAACTCGGTTTGAAATTGTGATTCACTTGTATTTCTTATTGTTTGTTTCTTCCATTCTTCATCACGACCTGGCACTTCACTCCAATGAACTTCCATTGGGATGTAATCGTTTCTTTTATTGACCGCATCCACCCACAACTTATAAAACATATTCATTCCATGGGGTGTGGAAACAATAATTACCTTTGAAGTTTCACCAGAAGAAATTGTAGGGTAAACAGAACTAAAAAATTCTTCAGCAATATTATGGGGCACATAGGCGAACTCGTCTAGGAATATAATGTTAAAGGTACTTCCCCGAACAGCACTAGAAGATGTACTCGCCGCTACGATTCTACTTCCGTTTTCTAATTCAAGTGACCCTTTGTTCCAATTAAGAACGCCTTGTTGCATCCATTTCGGCAAGTGCTCGTAAGCAAGTTGCAATCGCCCTAATAAATCCCTTGCCGTAGAAGATTTGTTGGCTAGTATTGCAACATTAACATTGTCATTAAAAACACAATAATGTAAGAGGTAGGCACATATGATAGTTGACTTGCCACTTTGTCTAGGTAACTTGTTTATTGAAAACCTATTGTTGTGGAAAGTATCTACCATCTTCCGCTGAAAATCATACATTTTAAAAGGCACAAGGCCTTTGTCTAATGTAACTATTTTTAAATATGTTTCGATAAAATATTTAGGATCATCAAGGCACTTCATCACTTCATCTACTTGCTTTGGTGTAAATCGTGATTTTGTATGTGCCTTCTTTAGGTTAGGATTTCCTAAATATTGTTCTAACTTACTCATTTTTTGTTCCTTTAATTCTTTTTTATATAAATTGTAAAGTCATTTTCAACACCATAATTTTCTACAATAGAAACATCACCCTTTAAATGTGATATAATTTCTTTTGGAATATAATTCTCATAAGTTAAATTATTGTTAGCAGAATTACTTAATAAATTAAATGCAACACCCTTGTTTGCTTTTAATAATAATTCACTTATAGTTTCTAGCATTTCTAGTTTAGGAAACTCTACATTAAAAACTCCTGACGCTAAGCCCCAATCGTATCTATCTTGTATATCAAATATTGTTCCATGAATATACGTTGCTTCTCTAAATTGATATGCTTGTTGAATTGATCTTTTATTTGTATCTATTCCTGTATAACGAACATTTAAACCAATCTTTTCAAGATGTTCACCCATATGTCCAAGACCACATCCTAAATCAAGAATACTATCACCTTCCTGAACACCGATATCTAAAAGAGTTTCAAATCTTTTTGCTTGATTTTGTTTACCATCTAACCATCCAACTGCAACAGGTGACTTTTGATATGGAGTATCCACCCACAATTGATGTTGTTCTTCATAATATTTTTCTCTGGTTTTTTCAGTTAAAAACTTTTGAAACTTTTTCATTTTTATTTTTTTCTTTTAGGTGCTTTACCACCTACCCATGCTTCGTTATAAGTATCAGTAGATTTATCATCACCTTTATAACGTCCACGTTTAGTTCTTGCTCGTTTAGGTTTATGTTCTTTATTTTCTTTATATTCATATACTAATAATTTTTCTAACCATTTCCACATAATAATATTCCTTTTTTATTTTTTATCTTTATTTTTCTTTATAAGTTTTTGTAGTTCCGTTGTTGACCCTACGAATAGGGCATTGGTTACACTTTTAGGTGATTCACCTTTCATGTCTTTTAATTTTTTAAGTTTATCTTGTAGGTCTAATAGATTTTGTGCTATCTCGCTTTGAGTTTTAATCAATTGTCCTGCTACTTCGTAAGCACGAGGATGCTCTCCTTCTTTTGCTAATGCTAATATGCCGTCTATTGCTGTACTACCTTTTTCTAATAGTTTGTATAACTCGTTTCTACCAGCGTCAAAGTCTGTATCAACTTCAGCATTTTCAGGTGCAACAAGTTTATCATTTATAATCTCTAAAGGATTCTTTTCTTGTTTCTTTTCTAATACTTCGTCAGCTATATTTAATACTTCATTTAATTTATCATCAATATTACTCATTTTAAAACCTTTTTAATTATGTATCGCTACCAGTTTCTTCATCATAGTTTTTACCATCATCAAAAAATTCTAATGTTGTTGTATAGGTATAACTATCATCTTTATCAGCAGATGTTGGGTTTGGTGTTACCGTCACTCTTTGACTACGAGATGGACTTTGGCCAGCTGTATTAGTATAACTATCAGCAGATACAGTTTTAATTATAGCACTTGTACTAATTGGACCATATAGATATATCTTTGCAGTAAATTTTAATGTGTAGATAATTCTTCTTAAACTTGTTAATGAACCAGTGTAAGTATCCTCATAATCAACATTCTCTAATATAAAAGGAATATCTCTTTTTGTATCCATATAAGTCTTATCAATTATCATGGTTACAGTATAGTCTGGTTGAAAGTATGGAAGTATTTGTTCAATAATTTGTAATCCGTCATCCGAAGTTGCAGTAAAAACATTTAATTCAAAACCAACATCATAAGGTACTGGCATATATTGTGTGTTTAATTTTTCTGTATCACCACTTATATTTTTAGCAACTCCAACTCTTTGATTTTTATTTAATTTACGAGAAGGATCATAAGCATAACTAGTGACATCAAAGGACATACGAGGTAGAGTAATCGCCACACTTGAATCTGATCCTGTTAAACTTGCTTGTTGATCTAATCTTGCAATAAATTTTTCTTTAGGTGCATATGATAAAGGTACTCTAACTGCTTGTAAAGGATTCCCGCTAGAATCCAATCGTTTAATATTAATATTATTAAATATCGTACCGAAAGCAATTACAGTATTTCTTATTGATTTATGGTAAAAGTGTTGTCCAAACATTAATAATCATCAACCTCTCCGAAAGGGTTTCTTTCGCTAAAATCTAATATATCATCTGCCGTAGATGATGTTGTTGTACCTGCTTCTGTTTCAAATGCTTTTCCTTGATCCACAGGTTGTTGTGTTGCCATTGTAAAGCTTTCATTAATAACATAATTAGTTTCACCTATATCACTTTCTAGTACAAATGATCCTACTTCATTTTCTAAAGTAAATTGGAAATTCATTGTATCAGTTGATAGAGCATCCTCTGTAGCGTCAATAGTTGCAATGCCTGTATCAAGTCTTTCAGAAGCGTATTCCCATTTAGTACAAGATAATTGATAAACAGGTAAAGCACTTTGTTGATAGAACGGTTGTTCATGTTCAACAAATAGTATTTCAAAGAATGCTTTTGTTGTAGGGAAATAAACTAGATCACCTTCTTGTGGTCTTTCAGCAACCAAATCACTATTATTTTTAATTAGAGTTTCCCATCTCAATTTAGAAACAGTAAACTTAATATCATCTCTTAATTCTAAACCAAACTTTTTAATTATCTCTTGTTCACCCATAAATCCATCAGTATTATTAACATACATTTCTATAATATATGAGTCATCAAAAGACGAAGCAGGATCCTCTCCAAAGATTGTATCCTTATTCGCCAATTTTCTCGGCAGATAATAAACATCTTGGCCATACATCTTCAGTTGTTCAATAATTAAATCTTCGTATAATCTTTGTTCTGAAGTTGTGCCAGTGTCAAAATAAACATTTGTTGGCATTTAGTTTTTATCCTTGTTGCATATGAGCAGGTTCTTCATAATTTGTTCTTATTTCTTCTTCAAGTTTTTGAACTTCTGCTAATGCAGTTGAAAATAATTCAGGACCGTTAAGTGTCACTCCACCTAACATAGCAGTACCTGAAAATTTTGAAAGATTTTGTCCCCATTGTCTTTTGATTAAAGCTGTAGTATATCTTTTTAAGTATATATCATCAAACATATTTGTATGTTGTGCTGGATCTAATTTTCTATAACATTCGATAATTAAATATTCGTCAGCGGTTATATCTTGTTGCCAATCCATATCAATATATAATCTATTTGATAATGCATTAAATCTAATTGGGACTTCTCCAACCAATATATGGTCAAGAAAATCCAAATGTTTCATTGTCATTTCATAATGAACAATACTAGTAGATGAAAAATCATATAGGTCGTTTAATCTTAATTGATATCTAACATCAAACATATTTAAGTTTGCTCTGTCAGATAAAGGAAATATATTTATTACACTTATAACAGCGTCTGGTATTACCAAATAATTTTGTGTTTCTTCGTAAGTTGTTCTTACTAAAGTTGAATCCTCTGTATGTAAAGGTGTACCATCTTCTTTTATTAAATCACCCACACCTTCTAATACTGTATTTGTACCAGTTTCTAATTCTATGTTATCAGCATATGTGCCTTTTTCATCAACATTAAATTCTTTATTTTTTCTTAATCTAATTTTGTCGTCAGCAGTTACCTTATATTTTAAATACATTCTTTCAACACCATCTGTATGATATTGAGCAAAATATTGCACCGCCTCATCTATTCTATCTTCTATTTGGTCTGCGTCAACATTTATATCAATTACAGGTTTACCTAATGCTCTTAAACAGTAATCTTTCAATGTTGCTCTTGTATTTGGTATTGCCATAATTCTTCCTTATAATACTATTTAGTTTATCCTAATGCGACTGCTTGTGCAATTGCAAATGCTTTTGTTGCTTTGGCGTCTATTGCTGTCTGTATATTACCTGTGACACCATCAACATAGTTTAATTCCGTAGTTGTTGCTGTAACACCATCAAGTATATTTAACTCAGCAGCAGTAGATGTCACACCATCTAATATATTTAATTCTTCTGGTGTAGATGTTATTTGTGTTGCACTTGCAGCTGCTAAAACAGGCAAAGTACCCGAAATATTGGGTAAAGTTATTGTTCTATCTGCTGTCGGATCAACTACATTAAGAGTAGTTTCATAATCGTCAGCAGTTGCACCTTCAAATATTATTGTTCCTAAAACTTCTAGGTTTGTAACAGAATCACCACTTGCAACAAACTGCATTTTTTTAGTTGTTGAATTATACTCTAATATTTTACCATTACCAATAGATGAAATATCAACATCATCATTGTCAAGTATTCTTGTAGAACCACCACCACCAAGAGTAGATAGTTGAACAGAAGTAATATTTTTAAATCTTAAAAATTCTTCTGTAAGTTTTTCTAAAGTATCAATTGATTTAAGTTTAGATATTTTATCTTTCTCTAATTCATTAGCAACTTTCATTTCTGAAATTTGCTGTGATACTTTATCTATTATACCTTCATCATATTTTTCTACTTCTTTAGGTATCAGATATTCTAAAAGACTTGAAGCTGCTTTAATCTCTTGTGTCTTGACTGTATTAGCCTCAATCTTTTTAGGTTCTTTTTTAATCTCAACTTTAGTAGGTTCTACTTTCTTTTCTTCAACAGGTTTTTTCTTTTCCTTTTTTAAAGTATCAAATAAATCTTCTAAAGCACCAATCTTAATTTCTTCTTTTTTAACTTTTTGTTCTAGTTGTTCTTTCTCAACCTGTACAGTAGATAAGAAACTGTCTAATCTATTTCCTAATATATCAACTTCTTTTGGTAGTACATTTTGAATACCTTTTTGAAACTTTTGTTCCTGTAATTGTCTTATCTGTTTCTCAATATCTTCATCAATCTCATTAACCTCATTAACCTCTTCAACAACTTTTTTGATACTTGGTTGAGTTGGAGTTAGGTCAGGCCATTTACTATCAAGGTAATATCTAGTTGACATAAAATTATGATCTAGTCACGCTAGGCGTAACTGTTGCTCTTCCTTCAATTCTTCTAGTAATTAATCCAGATGAATCGGTTGTTGTTAAATCCCAAACATAGCGACCTTCGGTAAGAGTTGTTGTCACAGCGTCTGTCATTGTAACAGAACAAGTTCCATCAGTTGCACTAACTTTAGCAGTTGTAAAAGCATATGCTGTAGCAGACAAATGCGTCTTTCTCAAACTAGAAGTTATTGTTTCACTAGATAAATCTACAACTGTTCCTGTTGAATCTTTGACTGTCAAAGTTTCTGTATAATCGCAATCTTGGTCAATAGTGATATTTTGTATTGTTGCCATTAGTCAAATTCCTATATATTAAATCTTTTCTTATATTTATAATATATTTAAAACGCCCAACTAACAAATGAATATCTAGTACCCTTTGTACATTCTGTTACCTCATGAGGATACATAAAATTAGAAGGAAACATTAATATATCTCCTGTTTTTAATCTTATTTCTTTACCTCTACAATGAAATTCTGAGCCTTCATAATCTTCATTTAGATTTCCTACAATAGATACTAGAGGAACTCCTCTTTTTTTACCATCAAATATATCGTGTATATGATCGTAATGTTTTCTCATCATAGTTCCTACTTCGTATTTATTAAAACGAATAGTAGAATAACTACTCAGCCATGTTGATCCTGTTTTCTCTCCATCCCAAGAACATAATCTTTGATATTCATCTAATGCTTTTGCGATAGGTAATTTAAGTTTA